CGCTAATACGACCTTTTAATTCGCTATCGTCATATACTGTGTCCTTATCAGTTTTTAATTCTAAAGCTAATACTCTATTTTTCACTAATTCAAAATTAGTGTTGTCTACTGCTTCTGACTTCTTAGCGTAAGTTTCTTCCGCCTTAACTTCTGTTAGTAAGCCATCTGTTGAAATTCCTTTGATAGACTTCAACATTTCCTCTAATTCAATCTTAGTTACAACATCAGATTTATCAACAATTACACCTTTGTTAAATAGTCTTTCTTTAACGTCGTAAGTATGAATTCTATCAATTTCAGATACTTTTACTTTAAATTTAAATCTGTATGTATCAGAAGTTCTTTGTTCTTCGTCTAAATACAAGTAACAAACAACAGTTTCATTTTGAGTGATTAAACTAGTATCAAATGTTACTTTTACTTTGTTTCCTTCAACAGTCCCAGTAGTCTTCCAAATTTTTTCGCTTTGAGTAAATTTGAATAACGCTGTAACTTGTTCTGTTGTTAGTGTATCGTTTAATATCTCAAATTCAAATGATCCGTTGTTTTTGTCATAAGAATATAATTCAGAATAACTATTCTCTGTTTTTCTTTCTCTTGTAGTATTATCAAATTCCAATTTAATTAATTTTTTCATTCGTTATTCCTTTCTAATAGGTAACTTTCTATATCTGTTATATAAGGCTTCAATCTTCCCATTTCCGCCTATTTCTTTATAATTTGCATAAAGTCCAGATAATTCTTCAAAATCATCTGCAGTGGTGTAACCTTTAATTAAGGCTTCTCCAAACTCCTTGTGAAGTCGATAAGACATTATGCTTTTATTTGAAGTCCTGTTTTGCAACCCTATTTGAGTTACTTCCTCAACTTGAGTTTGTGTTTTCTTTACTTCCTTATTTAAGCTTTCTATTTGTCCTATAAGTTGTTTATTGCCTTTATCCAACCACCATTTAACAGCAGGTAAAATTACCACCGTTAACACTTGTGATACGATAAATAAAATATTCTCAAGCATTATGTCTCCTTTCTTTTCAAAATAAAAGAGGGCTTTAAGCCCTCCTTAAAATTATTGTTTGTCTTCAGTTACTACTTCAGCCAATCCCATTTTGTCAAGTTCAGCTTTCACTAGTTTACGAAGTTTTTTATTCTTGATCTCATCTAAAGTCATTAGTCCATCAAGAATTGTTAATGCTAAATATCTAACTATCATAATATTACCTCCTTTCATTATTTCTAAAAATATCATGCTAGACAGTTGCAGCTTCTCGAGAACCGCCACTACTTTCTTTTTCATCTTCTTCCTCCTTAGCTGGATAAGTGATTTTTAAATGATTCGCTAAAAATTGTAATTTAGCGTCAATATCTTCAAAGTTAGAATCATATTCAAACTCTTTAACAACGCTTTGAGCTAACATTTTACGTGTTGTGTCAAGTGTTGCTGTTGAGTCTTTCAATTCTTTTTTCAAAGCTGTGATTTTTTCGTTCTCAGCCTTGTTAGGGTAAGTATCTTGATAGAATTGTTCCAGTGCCAGTTGTACTATTTCATCTTCTGACTTATTTAAATGGTCTCCTTTTAGCGTTGTTTCAATAATTGTCCCACCATTAGTACTAAATATACTTACAATGGTTGTTAGTACTGCTCCGTTGCTATCATAAGTGGCACGTGCATAATTTTTTTTATAAGTTGCCATTGATTTTATCCTCCAGTTTTTGTAATCTTAATTTTAGGTTATTATTTTCTTCGGAAAGTTCCTGTACTGCTTTAATTAGGTAGGGAATAGTGTTGTAATAACTTATTCTTAAATAGTCGTTGTAAGTTTGTTTATCATCCATATCCTGAACAACAAAACTTTCTTCTATTGATTGAACCTGTTGAGCTATTGCTCCGATTTTTTCGAATTTACCATCTTTCTTCCAGTTAAATTCAACCATTTCAATATTATTAAGCATATCTAGTGCTTTAACTTTTGTTGGTTTGATATCAGTTTTTAAACGTCTGTCAGAAGATGTACTGTTAGCTTTGTTAATTTGACTCCACCAAACTACAGTTGTTTTCCCACCACCAGTTTTATCTCCTTGAATATCATTTCCATGAGTGTCGATATATCGACCATACACTTCCATTCCATTATGAAATGTTGGTGTTGCTTTACAAGTCATAACACCTTGTGCATTCACCCACCAAGCGTTAGGTCCAGCCTTTGTCCATTTATCACCCCACGCCGCCCAAAGTTGAGCTCCTCTACTACCAACGTTGTGTCCAGGATTTATCCCGCAATCAAAATTAATTGTACCAGTTAACCAAAAACCACCATCATTAGGATTTTGTCCTATTCTAAATCCACCTATCTCTCCTGTATAAGCACTTAACACTCCACTAATATCAACTTTATCAGCATTGATTTTAACCACACCTTGAGCAGGTCCTTCTCCTGTTGTTTCCACACTAGCATTAATAGAAGCTATTACATTGTCTTTACTAACTTTCAAATCAATCTCATCTTTAGTTTGCTTAATTGAACTCTCTAACTTACTTACTTGACTGTTTTTAACATATTCAGTACTTACATCGTAAATTTCAACGTTAGAAATTTTAGTATTTCCGACCTCTATCATTCTTATATACATTCTGTTAGGGTTTGTATCATCGTTAATAGTGAATGTAAATTCATTATCTTTATCTTTAAAAACTTGAGTTAAATTATTTCCATCATATCCAACACGGTTATATATATCCCATCTGTCACCGTTAGAATAACCAGAAGCATCAAATTTAACAGTATAAACATTGCCATTGATTTTATTTTTATTTAAATGCAATTGAATGAATTTATATGTGCTATCAGTAGCAGAGCTACTATATAAGTTTTCTCTAGCTTTTTCATCATCTTTTTTAACTCTAAAATCACCCTTATATATCTTCACATTCTTAACTTTAGTATTAGCCCCTAAAGGATATAGATTAACATTACCCCGATTATCAGGATACTTAACAACCCAATAGTTTAACCCATTCTGAATTACTTTCTTATCTCCACCATCACTAGCACCGTACATATAAGTTTGTTGATTAGCTGGTACGTTATCTAAATCAGCCAAAATTGTGTAATATTCATTAGCTACTAAATTTTCTTTAGCGTTAAAATATAAATCATTCCCAGTCTTTTCAACGTCTTCATAATTTAAATTATTCTTAAAATATGCACTAGATAAGATTTTAGTATCAATCTCACCTACAACAGATGTAAAGCCATCTAACGTACTTTCAAAAGTCTTATATTTCTTAATAGTTTCACTTAACAACCTTACATCTGGCACATTGTCTAATCTTGTATCCGCCACCGCTTGCAAGCCGTTATAAGTAACTGTTGCTAGTGCAAATAATGTACTACCGTCTTTCTCACCGTTGCTCCAAAATGTATAATCAATCGCATTGTAACTCGTAACTGTTGGATTTTCTTTAGTTTGCCAACTGCTAAAATTACCGCCTTTGTAAGTTATAACGCTACTAAAATCTCGTATTTCTCGACCATCGTAAAATACTTTTAGGTTAAGCTTAACATCGTTTATTACGTTGTTAACATATCCACCAGTTAACCACAATGAAGCTGTTAAACTGTGTCCATTCGTTCCGTCACGACCACGTTCACCGTCTCTACCTCTTGCTCCATCCTCACCTCTAATCTTAGTCCAACTATACTCACTAGCACTTGTTGGGGCTGTTGCTTTATCACCTGTATATATCCCTATATACTTCCGATTAGAGTTGTTATCCATATTTCGACCATCTTCAAAATCGCTGTATTTTTTGTGAAGATATGAGCTTTTCCCTTTAAGCTCTTCTTTAGTAGGTAGATTTTTTTTGACTTCTCCTACTATTTCATTGACTTTGCCATTTACTGCATTATTAACCGCTTCAGTTATGGCACTTTGTTGTAAATGAAATTCTCCTGTATCTAAATCCCAATAACTGCTGCCATCAGCAGATTGAATACGACCAGCTCTTAACACACCAGTATTAATTAAATCTAACGTTGCACCAGTACCATCAAGGAATGTTTTCCAGTTCCATTCTCCTGTTGGTTTCTTGCTGTTAGCTATAGCAATTTTACCAGCTCCCATATACACTACTTTAGTAGGATTTTGATCAATAGGTTTATCAAATGAATAATAACCAGCAGGTACTTTATACTCATTATCGGCTTTTAAATCGTAGTTATAACCATCTTCATTTATTAATTTATCAGATAATCTTTCACGTATCTTATCAAGCCAATAAACTGTGTCGTCTTGAAAATTCTTCATTTCTTTAGCTAATTCAATAGTTCTACTGAACGGAGATGTCGTAACCTTATCACCTATTCCAAATTCAGTTAATTTATTATCTACTAAATTCCTTTTAACTTTAAATACTCTCGTCTCATACTTAATACCTAATTTAGGATTAAATATTCCAACAGTATCTCCTAATTCAAGATTACCAACGTTTAAAACTTTTGCACTGTACTCTACTTGCATTCTACTATTCTTTTCAAGCCACTCATAAGAAAGTCTTAATAGTTTTTCTTTATCAGTTTCATCTTGAAATTCAACGATTTTAATACGTGGTTTAGTACCTTTTTCAAAACCATATAATCTAGTCATAGCAGGTATTTCTACGTACTCTTGACCTACTGGTTTATCTACTGGTTGACCGCTTGTTCTTCTCCACTCAACATCTTTAAATGATATTCTACGACCATAACCCCCAGTGTCAGTTTCTTCACCTTTACCACGGCCCACAACGGCTGTATAAATCGCACCTTGTGACTTCTTCTCACTAACTGTAAGTAAATCTCTACCATGAACAAATACTTTTCCGTTCCTTGCTCCTAGTCTAGTGAACACATCTAAATATCTACCTGTGATTTTCCCTCGACTAAATTCTAATCGTGGTTTAATCTCAATTTGTGTCGCTTCAATTAATTTACTTATAGCTTCCTTACGTGTAACATAGTAAAAGTTTCCTGTGTAATTACGTTGAACATTAACGCTACCTAACTGCCATCGTGATCCTTCTAATATAGTTGTTAATACTCCAACAACTTCTCTATTAGTTGGTCTAAAGTCTTTGATATATCCATCACTTTCCATATCGTCGAAAAACATATGTACACCGACTATTTTTACATCAGTAGTGCTAGTTTTTGTTACATGATCTATTTTATACAGATGGAATATTCTATTATCAGAATAATCTTTATGTCCTATATAAGAGGCTTTCTCAATCAATTCAGAATACACCACAGTACATTCTATAGTTTGAATTTTATTTATTTCTTCGTTCTGAATTCCTTCTAACGGGCTTACAGTACCTATTAGCTTTTCATCATTATTGAATAGAAATAGTTTCATTAATACATCCTCTCTTTCGTATGAACTTCTAACACTCTACTGTTGCTGCAAGTAATTACATCACCTTGTTTAACTGTAAAATCAAAATCACTTTCCACAAAATCAATTAATTCACTTCTTACCATTGCATTTAATTTCAACGGATAATCTTTGTTCAAATCAATCTCAAGCACATCACCAACGGCGAAAGAAGTATGATTAATTATTATCTTTTTAGTAGTGGTTTGATTTTTAATGATAATCTTATCGCTAACGCTATTTACAATCACCTTAATTAGTTCTGGTGTGAATTCATTTTTGTTGTTAGGTAATTTAGTTATAGTCACATTGTTTACTCCTGTGTCTTTATCAACTTCTTTATATTTATAAGGATCTAAACACAGAAAAGTAAATGTTGATACAATACTGTTTGATGTTTCTTCAATGTCGCTAGCTTTTTGCAAGATAGCTGTATATGAATAATCTGGTTCATCTGTGAATTTTAATATTTTTGGTTCATCGGTTTGTAATAACATATTTAGTCTATTGAATTTCTGTCTAAATTCTTCATTAGTTGTTGCTTTTAACTGGAATTTAACCACAATAGCTCTAACTTCTAAATTGCCATATAGAAAATATTTTCCGTCCGTCCCTGGAATATCAGTTGAGTTTATATTCTTACTTAACAAACCTCGACCACTTACCGCTAACGTTCGAAAACCTTCTAGATCTGTATCTATATTTACACCGTTAAATATAGTTTGAATAGAAGAGTGTAATTGCTCTCCTATTTCATTAGTATTAATAAAATTGTACATTTACACTCCTCCTAAATTGAATAAACTTCTTCTAGTTGTATTGCTTCACCGTTTAATTGATTAATATCACTCACAAAGGCTCTGAAGTCCTTATTACCTAATTTGAATGTAATTACCATAGGTTGTGAACTAATAGTATTTTCAACGTTTAAAGCTTTACTTTGATTAATATTAAATCTTGACTCAATGGCACCTGTGATACTTTGTACTTTTGCCATAGTTTTATCAAAGCCGTTGTCTAAACCTCTATTAAGTCCGCCCATAATAGCATTACCAGCAGGAATTAATAAACGTTTATCGACTTCAATCGGTCCTTTATGATCTCTAATCCATCCGGCTATTCCACTAACAAAACCTTTTACACTTTCCCAAGCAGATTTTAAACCGTTTAAAAGTCCGTTCATGATAGCACGTCCGATATCCCACAAGTTGATATTTCTAAGTGTATTAAAGATATTTGTAACGCTACTTACTAAACTTTGAACTCCGTTTTTAAAAGTATTCCAAGCGTTTTGAGCTGCATTCACAATCCCTTGAATGATACTCACTACACTTGACTTAATAGAGTTCCATGTGTTTACTGCTATACTTTTAACAGTATTTATTAACGTTGTAAAGAAAGATTTGAACCCCTCCCACAACGCTTTTATACCATTGACTAATCCAGTAACAATTGTTGTCACTGCTGTTTTAAGTGCATTCCAAACAGTTGAAGCTGTTGTCGATAAGAAATTCCAGATAGCTTCTAATCCAGCTTTCAGTCCTTCCCATGCATTTTTAATCAATGCTACAGTTACTCCAACTATTGCTGTTATTACGAATTTTATACCTTCCCAAACCATCTGAATAGCATTTTTTATCGCTTCCCAAATCATCTGTAAGTCTTCTTTAAGTTTAGTAAAGTTACCTGTCACTAAATCAATAACGATTAACACCGCTCCCATCACAATAGCTTTGATGAATTCCCAAGCACCTTGAATTACCATTTTAACACCTTCCCAAACGGCTGAAAGACCTTCTTTTAAGATATTCCATGAATTTATGAAGCTGTCTATAAACGGTTGTACTACTGAAGAAATAGCACCGACAATATAATTCCATGCAAACGTTGCTGCAAAAGAAATTATATTCCAAACTGCTTGTAATAAAGCTACTGCACTATTCCATTTATCGACTATCCACTGAACCACAGTTTGTACTCCTGTTTTTAGTCCTTCCCAAAGTCCACTGAAGAATTCACCGCAAGCACTCCACGCTGTTTTTATCGCTTCCCAAGCTCCGATAAAAGCTTGTTTGATAGCATTCCATATAGCTATAACTGCATTTCTAAAACCTTCATTTGTTTTCCATAAATACAGAATAATAGCTACTAACGCTACTATCCCAGCAATTATTAAAGTGATAGGATTAGCACTCATAACTAAATTTAAAGCAGCTTGTGCCATCGTCCATAATTTTGTCCCAGTAACAATTTTAGTTATCCAAGCAACAAAACCTCCAGCACCAGAAATAACACTTGCAAAATGTAACGTTGCCAATGCTGCTCCAGCTCCTATCAATACAGGGGCTAAAGTTGAAATAACGGAAACTAAACCGCTAATCGCACTAACTACAGGCGGTACTACTGTTTTCAATACATCTAATCCACCAGTTACTAATTCACCTATTCCAGAAATAATTCCAGTGATCTTATCCTTACCAATAGCATCTATTATTTCATTAATTTTCGTGACAATACCTGCTTGCATATTCCCTACTGCACCTTCAATAGTTTTAGTAGAGGTTGCCGCTTCTCGTGCAACATCTGTCATACCTAAATCCATAATAGCTTTGTTAAATTCTTCTGCACTAATTTTTCCTTGCTCTAATGCTTTTCTAAAATCTCCAGTATAAGCTCCATTTTGTCTTAAAGCTTCCTGAATTTTACCACTAGCCCCAGGAATTGCATCTGATAATTGTCTCCAGTTTTCACCAGTTAATTTACCAGCAGAAGCGGTCTGAGTCATTACCATTGCTACTGATTTAAATGTATCTGCATTACCTCCAGCAACTGCATTTAAATTCCCTGCCGCTTGTGTTAATGCGTCATAATCTTTAATTCCGTTTGCTGCTAATTGTGCGGTTGTATTTGCTATTGTGTTTAAATCATACACAGTATCGTCCGCATATTTCTTAACACTTTGAGCACTCTTTTCAATAGCACTGTTATCTAATCCAGCAAACTGCATTGTACTTCTAAATTTATCCATTGCATCAGATGCTTTAAAAGATTCACTAACTAATGTTCCTATATCACCAGTTACTTTAGTTATTGCACTTGCTGCTAAATTTGCTAATGCCATAGCTTTAAAAGTACCACCGATTTTTTGTCCACTTTGTTCACTCTTGCTAGCTTTGGCATCAAATGCATCAAGTTTTTGATTAATAGCATCTAATGTATGACTAAAACCTTTATCAACCGCAGATAATATCGCTTCTACTGAATATTGTTCTGCCATATTTTATCTCCTTTCTACATATTTGCTTTTAATAGTAAATTGCTTAATTCTTCATCTTTGATAGTAGGTACTATTTCACCAGTTATTTCTCTATATTCTTTTTCATAGTCAAAAAAGTCTTTAAAACTTCCGTACACATATACTTCTTGCTTACCTTTCGTCTCTGTTCGTTTAACTACACGATTTAACCATGCTTGCTTGTAAATTAGATGTTCTTCATCTAACAACCTTAATTTCGCACCTTTCATCAGTAAGTTATATTGATTAAGAGTAAGTATATTTATTTCATAGATACTTGTGATACCTAGATACCTTACACAATTTACTATTATTTCTTCGTATGCTTCTTTGGAGTTTTTATAGTTTATGCTTCTGTTTTCAGAGTCTCCCTGTTCTGTTTCAGAATTCTCTTTCCCGCATTACTTTCTTCTAGTGCTTTGATTACTTCATCGAATAAAGCTTCGATATCTTCGTGTTCATCAATAAAATTATCAATTTCAGTTTGTGTTGGTCTTTCTTTTTCTAGAAATGTTCCTGCATATAAAACATCAGATAAACTTGCCACATCTCCTCCTAGAATTTCTGGTATTTTCATACTTAAAGACATACCAAGCTTTATTCCTTTAGCTTCTAGTGGATGATTTTTATCTAACTCACGTACAAAGCCAACTCCAAATTTTACTTCTACTGTTTTATTTTCGTTTAATCTTAATTGCATATTATTTTCCTCCAAAAAAATAGCTAACCAGTATTTCTACCAGTTAGCTTTGTTTAATTATTCTTCTGTTGTGTCAATAGTAGTGTCTTTAAACACATATTGAACCACTTGTGCTTGTTCATCAGTTAATGTTGCATAACCTGTTTTCCCAACTCCATTGATTGAAAATTCAAGTTCTAATTCAACGCTATCTTCTGAATTAGGATTAGTGCCAAATTTAGTTACATATCCTCGATAATAAGTAGCTTTATATTTATTAGCTTCATTTTTCTCAGCTTTATCAATTTCCCAGATTTCAATAATATCACCATTGATTAAAGCTTCTCTTAATTCCTCGATATGTTTATCACCTTTAGCTACAATTGACTTAGCCGAAAAGTCATACTCAACTGCACCTAAATTTTGGATATTTCCATCTTTAGTTTTTTGTGCATCAGAATCTCTACTGATCTCATTACTATGTTCAGTCTGAAAAGCTAATTTAAAAGCAGCTTCTGTTTTAGCATTTTTTAAAAATCTATATAAAAGAATAATATCTATACCCTTTTTAGCTTCATAAGTTTTTTTTACTTCTGACATTTATTATCTCCTTATCTTAAATTAAATTCTAATTCAATAACCGCTCTTTTAAGAGGTGTTACTGTTGTTCTATCATCAAGTATTCTAATATTGCTTGAATTAATATTTAAACTCCACGAATACCCCTCTGTATGCTCTATTCTCAAACATTTTTCTAGTATAGCATTTGCCATACTAGATACTTCTTTTCGTTTTGTCTGTAAGCCCCACACAGATAGTGTAAGACTAACATTTCCTTTTACATCTGTTTTATTAATAGCATAACTAACAGATGTATCTTCCATTTCTACAAACGGATAAGGTACTTCATTCATAGGTTTATAATCGTAGACTTTATAACCTAAATTCTTGCATATCTTAAATACTTCATCAAAAATACTTTGTTCTCTAGTTTTAATCATGTTAATTTTTTCAAGTCATTAACGAACTCTTTCTTAACCTGTTGGAAAGCAGGTTTAACAAATGGTTGTTTATCCATAAAACGTGTACCATATTCAACGTACGGAGAGTATTTTGTGGTTGGTTTAACTCTAACCATTAATCCACCTTTTTCATTTAGTAAGTTGATACTTCTTCTAGTAGCACCAGTTGAATATCCTTTTTTAAATACTGCCTTTTTAACCATTTCTTGTTGTAAACTTGCTCCGTGTTTCTTCACAATTTCTTTTACTAAAGTCATTTGTGCTTTGTCTTTTAAACTTATCTGTAATTTTTTAATTCCATATATCTTTAGTCCCATCGCTATCATCCCTTTCAAGATAAAACACTTTACTTATTTGTTTATCCGCTGTTGGAATGTATCGTTCTCCACGATATTCAACAATATTGAAAGGTTTATCATAAGCGTTTTTCATGAATATAACTTTTCTTTGTTTGTTATAATCTCCGAAAATCTGAACTGACTTACCAAGACCTAAATCCATTGTGAAGCATGTAACAATATCTGAATAGAGTTCTTTATAGACATGTTCTCCTGTTTCATAATCATACTCGTTTTTATCTAC